ATGTACCATATGTATCATGTGTTTCAGCACATGACCAACATTTAAATACACCAAGTTTATAGTTAACTTCTAAATTTCCCTTACCATCACCAATGTTTAAATTTTTTATATCAAAACCCGTTATATTTACTTTAGGATAATTAGCTAAAAAATAATAAACATCAGAACTACCATTTAAATCATAAGTAGAAAAGTCAATGAAAAACGTTCTTAAATTATTAAGATTATCAAAACCAGTGTAACCGCCTATAAGATCAGAAAAGGATTTTGAATCTATTTGTATTTGAGTGTTATTAGTGTTTTGCACCAGATTACCTACGTAATCTCTATTTTGAGTATACAAATCAACTTTAATACCAGAAAAGACATCCGACAAAACTTTAGAATTACTTATCGTTTTATTATTATACGGATCAACAATTGATAAAGAAAAATTTAAAGAGCTTTGAGCAATGTTTCCAGAAACGAACTTTGAATCGAAAGGTAAACCAAAACTTTCTGGAGACAATGAATAATTTAAAGAAGTAAAATCGCTTTTGTTACTTAATATCAAATCAGATATTAAAAAAGACGCATCATCCGTTAAATTTTGACCAGTAATTACAGGCATATATTATGTTACACTTCTATTATTTGAAAATTTTTGTTATATAAATAAAATTTTATCGAAGATAAAGCTGATATTTGTCCACCAAATGAGTAGTTTCCAAGAAAAATAATTTTATTAGAATAAGATGAAGCTGGAGATAAGAACTTGATAGATTGATTTTTGAATGTGATTTTACAAATAATACCTCCAGAAGCGTTTAAAATTTCAGTTATTTTAGAGTTTGATGCTAAATAAGCGTATATTGTTGTAAAATTAATAGTCAAAGTAGCAAAATTAGGATCAGCAGATATCGAAGAAGCATCATTTAAATAATAGTCTATTTTAGAATGCCTAATAGTATTGTAAGTTAATTTTTGATTTAACGTATAATAATTTGCACATGACGTTAAATCTATCTCCTGTAAATTATCATAAGAAGAAAATACAATAGTATTATTTATACTGTTTGAATTTGGATTTTCAAAAGCATTTTGATCTAGAGCTTCATATTTTGAAGGATCATGTTTTATACAAAAAAATGAATATTCATTATTATCAACTTCTGAAATAGTTACAACTTTATATAAATTCTTACTATAATTCGTCGTTTGATCTATAATTACAAAAGGCACTGATGGTAAAATTCTTGTTATTAAATTGTAATTATAAGTTTCGTCAAAATAAATTTTATTAGTATTGTTTTCTATTCTATCTATTTTTAACTCTACCACATCAGATGCATTTAAAGAGTCTACATCAGATAAAGAAACTGAAGATAAAGCATTTAAATCTTCTATTGATTTAGAAATATTATCAAAAATAAACTTTATTGTGCAGCCAGCTAAATTTAAATTTAATTTTCTATCAACTGTTATAAATTTTGATGTATAATCAACAGAAGTAACTCTTCCTTGTAAAAAAGAATCATTTTTATATTGATCTTGCACTTGAATTACATCACTTGGTTTCAAATTTAAACCTTGCAAATCTGTTGAAAAAGTTATTGTTTGGTTTTCAAATCTATTTGTAGCCAACATCCATGTTCCTATTCTTCTAGCTTGACCTCTAGAAGAAATACCAAAACCTAAAATTTCTTTTATTATGATTCCATAATCACGCATCATTTTAGTGTCTTCAATTATTTCAACTTGTTCATTAAAATTACTGAATTTATCTTTATACATTACTTTCGCCACAGTATATAAAGCTTCTAAACTTCCACTTGAATAAGTAAACAATCCATCTTTTACATTAGTGTTGTTAAAAATATAAGAAGTCTTTTTATCGACATCAATTGTTGCTGTTATAAAATTATTTTTATAATAAGTTAAACCTCTAAAAATTGATGCCAAATCATTTAAAACTTTTAAACAATCTGTTTCATTATCTATTAAGACGTTTGCTGAAAATCTCGCTTCTAATGGATCTCTAAAATTTTTAACTTTAGGCAAACATTTTCCATTTACAATAGATTCATCTGATAAATCATTATTAAAACAAGGTTTATTTATTATAGAATTTATATAATTAGAGTATTTTGGATTATTAACATTCGATGCAAACCAATTCAATATTTGACTTTTTGCTTCGGATTCTGAATTTTTTAAAGATCTTTGTATTCTTGAAGTTAAATCTCCAGTTGTAGACGCAAAATCACAATATTTAATAAAAGAAGCCAACAAATCACCAGTAGGTTCATTTTCAAAAGCTCTTCTTGGGCCAAAATCATTTATTAATTTTATTTTAAATGATGTTTCTAAATCTTCTATGGACCATATAATTTTTTTAAGCCCTACGGTTAATTTATTATTATTTGAGTCAAGTAAATCATATAAAAATATAATAGAGTTACAAAATCCACCATTGTAAGCTGGATTACTTTTAACCGTATTAGATACTACTATTACTGGTGGGAATTTTTTTATAAAATCTGACAATGACATTGCATCTGTTTTTGCAATAAATATACAATTTTTGTCATCGGCATCCTTTCTATAAAAAGAAAATTCAGGACATGTTGTAGGCTCATTAGATTTAATTAATTCATCGCAATATTTAGATATTTTATAAAGCTCCCACTTATTAAGATCTTTTTCAAAAATCTTACCATTGCCAATTCCATATCTAGAATTAGTACATAAATCATAATAGATCCACGCAGGATTATCAGTCCATCTTAAAAAACCATCGTAATTTCCATTCCAATTATCAACATATTCTCTAGCTTCTGGATCGTAGTTTTGTGGAACTTTTATCTTCAGCATCTTCATATCAAATGTTCTATTAGGATCAGACTGAAAATGTCTTGAACTAACCGAAGATTTTACTAAAGCCGAAAAAGGATAATTAAAAGATCCTCTAGTTGTAACTTTCTCTATTATCGATGAAACAGAAAGTTCTTTAAATGTTTTAGGATCGTCTGGCTGTATTTTTCTACTTAACGCATAAACTTTTATATAATAAGAATTTTGTTTTTGATTGTTGAGATTTAATTCAAAAAACACTTCATTAACATAACCAGATTTAGACACTCCTACGACTGAACAAATTGTAAAATATCTATCAGCAGAATTATCTTCGCTAAATTCAATAACATAAACTAATGATGAAGACTCAGTACTTCCTTTTCTATCAGTATTAAACAATTGATCTATTTTGACTTGAACAGAAATTAAATCAGCATATTTATTTTGTATTTTATGAGTGAATTCTTGACAATTATTTTTAGCTTCATCTAAACGTTTTTTTAACTCAGATAAATCGCCAACAACAGGTGGAACTGTTGTAGTTGATTTTGAATCGTATTTTAAAACAGATACACCATCTACATCTTGAAAAGAAAAAACTTTAGACTTAGCGGTAGATATTAACGAATTATTTATTGTATAATCAGATTCATTTAAATATATTTTTTGATTATACCTGTATATTGTTGAAGGAAATTCACCAAGAGGGCGACTGACCTCTTCTCCATAAGATATATTAAAACCAAGATTTACAAAGTTTAATTTATTTAATTTGCTATCAATCAAAGGAACATCATTATAATAAACGCCTTTTCCTAAACACAAATCTGAATCAACGGAAGAATTATTTACAGATACGTATTTCAAAAGATTACCATCTTTATCAACTAAGCCTTCAATTGTTCCTTCGCAAATTAAATCTGTAGTTATCAGCCTCTCATCTGTTTCTAACTTATTGTCTTTTATTTCACTTAGAGTTAGATTTGATGGAATAGTATTGTTTATAAACATAATGTTTTATTAATTCAATTTTGTAACTATTTGAATATTACCACCTCCACCATAACCAGTATAATTATTTCCACCACCAGAAGTGTAAACCGTTCCTTGGGCAGCGGAAATTGCAATATCATTAGAAATAACTGCACTTCCTATTCTCAACCTTCCATAACCAATAGGTACAGCTATATTTCTATTCAAAATATTTCTTATTCCACCAATGATTGTTGAGTTTGTTTTTACGTCTTTAGGTTGTTTTGGGCTTAATACGATTGACAAAACTATTGATAAAGCTATTAAAGTTAATCCAATTATTATCATAGTAGTTGGCTCAGATCCTTGTATAATAGGAAGTATTTTTACTGTAGATCCAGAATTTAAAATTTTACTATTTAATAAATGGTGGGGCATAATTTTATCATCTATATAAACAACAAAATGCGTCATTGTCTTTTCTAAATCTTTATAAAATTTTGTTATTCTATTTGTGTTAGCCTCTATAGCTTCAAAAACTTCTAAAACAGAATTCACATTTAAACTCCATGAATTTCCTAGAGTTTTTCCCAATACGCCTTCTAAAATTATGTTTATCATATGTTTTTGTAATAAAACTCATCATTATTTACACTGTATAAAAGCATAGGCAAATAAAAATATTTTTGATTTTCTAAGTCCCATTTAGAAAATCCTTTTTCTTTTACATGCTCTGGATGACTATGAAAAACGATACATCCATCAGAATAATCGCTTTCTTTTGGAGATATAAGGAAAAAACTTTTAGGATTTGGATGAACATTAACCATTTTTTTAAAATAATAATCATTATTTTTTTTTAATAAAAAACCGCAGATTTCATCATCTGAAGATAAACTTTCTTTTCTTAGTTCTTCTAAAAGATTTTTATTAAGATCCTGGTAATTTATAATCATAACTTAAAGTTCCAGGAAACGAACCAAAAGGAATATTTTTAATATCATTAAATCTCAAAGAACAACCATTTAAATTTCTAGAACATTTGTCCTCTTTCCATATATTAGTATAATCCATAGGATGTTTAGCTGATACTCCCTCATTACTTAAACAAACAAAAAAACGAGAAGGCAAAATAGAATTTTTTTGAATTACTGTTTCATTAAAATCGAAATCAATTTCTTCATCTATTTTTACAAAATCTCCTTGTGAATAAACTGTATTACTATTGTAATCGCCTTTATAACTTAAACTGGTTAAACCATAAGATTCAAAATTAGAATAAATATTATCTGGGTATTTTAAAAATAGCTTATTATTTTCATCTGCAACTGCAACTCCTAAATTTCCTTCTTGAGTAAAAGCTGATTGACTGAAAATTGTTGACCCTTTAATAGTTTCAAGATTTTGGTAATAATTAGATATTTGTATATTATACTTAATAGATAGATATGAAAAAACAGATTTTATTGCAGCGTCGTTTAATTTTTTATTAAAAACAATTACTTCATAAACAACAATATCACTTCTTGATTCACCTAATATATTAAAACTTAATTTTAATGAATCCAGTTCTGATGAAATATTTTTTGAAAATAACTGTGTTCCATTTTTATACAATGCATTTTTTTCTCCGCTTTTATGAGTATATCCGTATATTTTTGGAGATAAATCATAATATCCCCAAATTTTTTTATCTTCTTTGAATGTATTAGACGGATAAACTATATCAGCCCAACCTTTATCATAACCAAGTAAAAAATTTTTATTTGAAGCTTCCGTGCTTGAAGCTAACCCTCTAGCTATATATCCACCATTCGGCGCACCTTTTCTAGCCGTATCGAATCTTTTATTAGTGGTTTCGGAAACGTAAAAAATAGTCAAGTCATTACCAGATCCAAAAAATAAAGAATCAATTAACAACGAATCTTCAGCTAATAAGAATGCTCCTTCTTGATTATTTAATCTTCCTGAATTTGTAAATTTTTTTAAATTACCCGTCAGAGTTATAGTTTTAGCAGTTCCGCTAGTATTTATAGTAGTCGAACTGTCTGCCCAAGCCGTTAATTTTTGAAATAAATATTTTTTCCCAGAAGATGCTGCCACCTCAGTAGTAGTAGAACCATACGTTTTTCCAGTAGTATTATTTAACCATAACGATAAATTTGTAGTAAGTAAATCATTAGAAGATGCGCTTATTACAGAAGCGAGAGTGGCAAAATTTGTTATTTTGACTGGTATTGTTGGACCATCGTAATCAGATAATTTTCCATAATTACATCCATATCCTCTATATTGCCATTGACAAATATCATTATAAACTTTTCTTGATGGAACTGTTTGACCATCCAAATCCAAAATATTAGCTAATTGAAATTCTACTTTATCTTTATTTTCAGAATTCTTTTTCTGAATAACAAACGTATCAACAGATATAAAAGATGAAAAAGAAGAAGTTCCTAAAGTGTTTTTATTAGATCCGCCAAAATTAATATCATCTAGATCTTTTGTTAGTATTTTTTTTCTATAAAAACGCTTACCTATAAGATCTTTTCTGTCTTTTATCAAATTACTGATATAATTATTTACATTTGCTATAGATAAAGTAGGTCTATTTTGCTTCGCTTCTGAAGAGTATTCTAAATTAGATATCTCGCAAGGAATAAAAATGTACTCTTTTTGTTTAAAAATTATATTTGATTTCAAATTTTTAGATCCATGAAACCTAAAATATCCATCAAAATCATTTAGCTTTATTTCAAAAAGATCTAAAACACTCGTATTATCCAATAAAAATAAATTTGACATTTTAATATAATAAAGAATTAAAAATAAATTTACACTATTAACTAAAATACATGTTCAAAAAAGGATGCGATAGATTTGCTGGAAATCGTAAAGATGTATTTGCGTTAGTCATTTGTAAATCGCTTGAACTTTTTAATAAAACTTTTCTATTATCATAACCTAACGATTCTAAAATAAGATTTCTATCTTGAGTCATTGAAGAAACATCTCTTGAAGTTCCATATAAATAATCAAACAAAAACATTTTTACTCCACCAGAACCTGGATTATTTCCAATTGAAATGTTGCAATTTATATTATTAGAATAATTTATATCTGGTTTTATTAATATTTTTGCCGTATAAGATATTAAACCATTTACTTTAGTAATTACATTTAAAATATTATAAGCAGCATTTTGTTGATTTGAAGACGGCAATTCTAAATAACTATACATTTCGACAAAAAATAAAGAAAAAGTATTTAAAGGTATATCCGAACCTTGATTAATTATAAATGGAGTGTTTGTTGATGTTGGAGATGCTAAAGAATTAGGCGTATTGCATAAATTAAAAAATTTATTAGAAATAAATTCAGGCGGCGGATTGGAATTATTTCTTCCAGATTCTGTTATAACGCGAGCGGTAGTTTGAAAAATATTAAAATCGCCAGGAAAATAACGGTTATTTATATTTACTGTATCTAAGCCATTTGCCTGTTGATATTCAGAAATAAATTGTGAAGACAATAAAGGAGATAGTGAAAAAACACTATAAAACTGATCTCGATCAGTTGATATATTATGTGCTTTATAACTATTATTATATATTATTGCACCACTATCTGAAGTCGCTTGAAATTTGTGAACTTGATTAGAGCCTGAAAACAAAGCGCTTGTTGTACTTGCGTTAGCTAAAGCATAAACTAAAAAAGCATAACTTGGATTTTTTGGCACATTAAAAGAAAAATTAGATATACCAATACTTTTTGTTGAAGCTAATTCGTAAAATTTTTGACCATAAGCTTGTGTAACTGTTAAACAGTTAGCATCTCCAGTTAACGACAAACCAGATAATATATTAGTATCTGATGCCCAAGTATTTGTTTGTGCGCCCGCTGAACTGGATATATCGCTTGTTTTAAATCTAAAATATAAACTTTTGCTATCAAATGAATTTTTTCTTATATTAAAGTATATATTTGGTAATGTACTTGACGCTATAGATGTTAATTTTCCAGAGTCTGCATTTGACCCAACACCATTAACGCTTACCCCTTGAGAAAAAGGAGTTACGGTTTGTCCATTTGCGTTTATAGTCGTTGAATCTACTGATGGTACTAGAGTAGCGGTCTGCGAACTAGATACAGAATCGTTGACTGGTTTGGAAGCAGGATCAACTTTATATATATTTATAGCAGTAGTTATATTATTATCATATATAACAGCCTTATCTTCAGACAGGTAATTAATAGTTCCTATTTTGTATTGTCCCATATTATGGATTTTTTAAGTTAATGTGGTTTATTGTTTTTATTTCTGATCCATTTATTGGTATTGAAAAACCTTTATTAGTTTCGTCGGTTATTAACAAACCTTGTCCACCACCAATACCCGCATAAAAAAGGCTATCTAAATCTTTATATACATAATACTGCATAGTTCTTGTGTTTAAACTATCAGATGTATCATTGTATTTTACATCATCAAATTTAAATATTGGACCACCATTTGTTGCCGCTGAAAAATCTCCATCACCCCTTACCTTAACCCCTTCACCGCCATAACCATATAAATTAACATTTTCAAATTCTAATTCTAATCTAAATATACCACCAACTCCTGTGTTAAAAGCCATTTGTATATCGCTTCTGGGTATAAAATTAATAGCTCCTTTAGAAACAACAGAAGATTTATATATTGCATTACCAATTGAGTTATCACTTGGAGAAAATTTTACATTTATTCCAGAATATTTTCTAAAATCTGCTGAATCTCCATTCAGTTTGTAAAGAGATTCAAATAAATCAAAATCACTTTCAGCATTAGATAAATAATTTAAATATAATATAGTTGGAGTTATTTTTAAATTTTCACCTGGACTCGCATGATTTCCACTATATGTAGCATCATCTAATATAGGATAATCATAATCATAACCAGTAGCATAAGTATACTCCCCAGTTCCACCAGTAACATTAACCGCTTGAATTCTAGCGTAATAATTTTGATTAAAAGATAAGTTTGTTTTTGTAACTGAATGATTTTCATTCTTAAAACCATCATAAGCTCCATATAAAGGAAACGGACCATCTGCATTTTGGTTTACATATTCATAATTAATAATAGGTGAAGTGAAAGATGAATCAGTAGACAATTCTAACTTAAACCCTGTATAATAATCTAAATTATTAATACAAGACCAATAAAAAACTAAACTTGGACTTGCATCTATTTTTGAATAGTTTTTTACAGCATAAAATTTGCCCAATTTTTTAGGAATAGGAAATCCTGTTATTCTATTTCCAGTAACATTGATAGTTAAATTACTATCTGAGTCGCCAATATTCGATTGCGAACCAATTGTTACAGCAGCATATTCTTGTCCTTGCGATCTATCTGTAGATAAATTAAAAGTTCTAAATGGACTATGTAATATATAAAAAGATCCTGATTGATTACAATTTATTATTTTTGTTATTTGTTTTTGATTTGGATCTAAATAATCTAAAGAGTCAGATATAAATATAGTATCATATAGCAAACCACCTGCGGCTGTCGTAGGAGTTACAGAAGCATCAAAAGTAGTATTAGATATATTTATCGTATACTGAACTGGAAAATTACCACTATTTTGAATAATTACTCCAGTATAACCACCGAATCCAGTTGGTACTTGTCCTAAGCTTACGCCTGTTAAATATGTACTCATGAAGTAAAAGTTATTAATGAATTAAAAATTGTTGATGCTGAGAATTTATTATTAAACTGAATAAATTTTGCATTTATACTATTATTATCATAAAATTGATAAGTATGATTCCATTCAGGACAGTAAACTTGAATTATTTTATTATACGGTTGAGGTAAAGTATAATTAAAAATTTTAAATCCCGCTTTATCATCTAAAAATTTTAAAATCGCTAAAGCTTCTTTATTTGATCGTTTTGTTAATTTAACTTCAAATTCAAAAATGTTAGGATACTCTCCATCTTTTCTATACTCTTTTGTAGAGTTTTTAAAATCTACTGATTTAATTCTTATGTTTTCTTGAATATCGTAATCAATATCTTGTTTAAAATAAAAATCTCTAGTAAAATAAGTACTTACTCCTGTTGGACTGTTTTGAGGGGATAAAGGACCAGTGGAACCTTGAGCCACACCTTTAGCTTGTCCAGTGTAAAAATAATACCCTCTTTGAGAAAAATTTGTTGATGGATAATAAAACACATCATTATAAGCAAATTCGAATATAGTATCGGTATATGTTTTTACACTCTTCTCGTCCAACAAAACATACATCCCTTTATAATTTAAACAACTTTCATAAAACGATTCCGCTTCTATATTAATTTTATTAATATCATTGTAAGGAGTAGAATGATTTATATTTAAAAAGTAAGTTTCGCAATCTTGTTTGTAAGGAGTGAATAAATCTAAATTGACTCCTTTAAAACCTTCATAATCACTTTTATTTTTTGATTGTGGAGTATTTTCAAAATAAGTTATTAAAGTTTTTGCTTGCAAATCTGTCAATCCATCATAAATAATATTAAATTTAGAACTTAATGTATTTATCCCATTAGTTACATTTGTCTTGTATCCATCGCCAAATGTTAAAGGAGACAATTTTGCTGAAAAAGAAGCCGAACTTCCATAAGAAAGAAAAAATAAATCATTTATGTTTCTTGTCCAATAACTATTTCCAGTATATGTTATTGGTGAATAATCAGACCCAGTTGGAACATTATTTTTTGCAAAATACAAACCTTCGTTTTTAAAATACTTTTCAAATAAATATTTTTCATATTGATCTATTTGAGAAGTATTTAAAGAGCCAGTGAAATGAATTATTTCATGATATCTTACGCCAACATTGTTAGGATTTAATCCTAAAGTTAATTCACCGGATTTCCAATAATCATTAAAAGACGAATATGTTCCTAATTCATATCCATTTTGTCTAATTTTTATAGTGTTAGCTGAAGAGTTTTGAATCAAAGTTACAATATTCTTGTCATCGTAAATGCTAGAAATAGCATCGAACTGTTGATTATCTAATATAAATTTCGCTGAAAATAATTCGTCCTTACCATTTACTTTTAATAATCCATAATTATCCCCTGTTCCAAATTTGCAAATTGTTTGTTCAGTGATATTCGATGGAGTCAAAACTTCAAAAGCTAATAATAAAACTCTAGAATCTGAATTAAAACCAGAACCGCTTAAAACTTGTGAGTCAGATAATGTAATATAAGATTCGTTAAAATCGACTCTTCCACGATTATTAACATCAGAAGTTGTAGTAAATAAATTTCCACTTCCAGATACATTATTCAACCAACCTGTAACTCTAAAACTAGTATCAGTTAAAAAATTATTTAAGCTATCATTGTTGAACCAAGTAGTTAAACCAGTTATTCCAAAACCCGTATAATTAGGCATTACAGAAATACCTGTATTTAACTGATAATCGATTATATTAAATTTAGAATATAAAGATGAACTATCATACTCAGATATATTTTTTATATTTAAACCTGATATTAAATAACTCATATTATATTAAAGTCTTTACTTCAGTAACTTGTTGATAAATATTAGCAGAAGTCAATAAATAATTGCCTTCACTTATTTCATATTTTTGATTATTCATTACGCCGCTAACATAAAAAGTCTGCAAAGTAGTATTGTATAAATCTTTTAAAGTTAAAGTTGTTGTTACCATTTTTCCATCTATATCTATAGAATCGCCCAAACTATTAGAAGATAAACTTATTTCAGCTTTTTTATTTAATTTAGCTACTCTAAAAGGAATAACTTCATCAACTTTAAAAAATGCTGGCCTATCACAGCTAGAATTATAAGAAAAATTCACTATACTTTCAACACCATCTAAATCAGTATTGGTCATAGATGATCTATAAGCATTAGCAACATACTGAGGAACTTGTTTGTTTTGTCTTTCTGAAACTTTTTGTTCTTCTATATTTTGTATTGACAAGCGACCATACCAATCAAATTCAACTGATAATATAATTGGTTGAAACGGTTCTACTGAAAAGCTTAAAGATTTGGAGTATAAATTATCTATTTGAACGCCGCCAAATAGACCTGTTATCTGACTAGAATTTGTCCCTGTAATATCTAAAAAATTTGGTAAAGCGCCAGTCAAATAAAAATCAGCAGATAAAGATCCTACTAATGATCCCTGCGGAGCGTAGTCGAGTAAACTGCCATCACTTACCAATACAGGATCAACAGAAGCGTTAATTGATAAACTTATTTTATTAGCATAAAAATTCTGAGAATTTAATTTAAAATCAAGATTTTGATAGTTTATGAATTTAGCCATATCATGTCACTGTAAAAGAAACGGTTGACATAACTGTAAAATTCTTAGCTGTTGTTTGACCTGGATTAGCGGCATCAGTATATTGACATATTCTGTATTGAAGTAATTGCCCAGATGCAAAAGCTGTTGTATTTGTAAATTGAGTTCTACTTAAAGTTAACAGTTGATTTCTACTTATAGACGCTATTTCTAAATGTCCTATTGCACCACTTATTGTAGCGCTAGCAGAACATGGTAAAAATGTAGTTTGACCTGTAACTCCTACAGGAGTATTAGACACTGGAGTTACAGCCGCTATTTCAAATCTAGCATCACCATATGAGCTAATGTTATCTGAACTTATTATTTGAATTTTTTCTATTCTGCCAGCGTAAGGAGTTATTCCAAATGGGCATAAAACTGAATCATGACCACTAGGGCTTGAACTTGAAGATTCAGAAAATGGATCGAAATAAATATTGTTTCCTGTCAATCTAGTCTTAAAAACTTGAACAAATTTTCCTTTAGTATAATTTCCGCTTGTGGTTATTCCTCCTTTTATATCCAAATCTCCATCAACATTTAAATAAGCTTTTATAGCAGACGCACTTAAACTACCGCCTAATGAAAAAGCAAAAACACTATCAAACGCTGGACTAATGCTATTTAATAAACCGATTGACCATTTTGTTATTTGACTGGTAGCTGTTCCAGTGGCAAATGATTGAAATGCAGTTTTAGCTGGACCACTTGCATAACTGTTTAAAATAGTACTTTTACAAGTTTCAGTATTTGAACATTCAAAAATACTAGATTCGGCAACTGTAGCAACTGCATGGATTTTTGCAATTGGTGTTGTAACTCCTAATCCTAATCTTCTATTAGCTAAATCATAAACTAAATTGTTTGTAGACAAAGAATTTGTTGGACCTATTTGAAAATTTGTATTATATACTCCTATATATCCAGTTCTTGCGGTATTTTCAAAAGATAAACTAGTAGTTGCTGTTGTATTATTTCCATATCTCCCTAACTGACCAGCACCTTTTACATCCAAAGGATAAGCAGGAATAACATTATTAATTCCAACAAAAGGAGTTGATATGTTATTATCTACATATAAAACATTATTACCTAAAACAACATCATCATTATTTGTTTTGTTTATATAAAAAATATCGTTAGCAGAAGAAGTCTTTATTTCTGCTGTTGAAGGATCAAAAAGAAAACCAGAAACTCCGCTTTCGAATTTTATAGTTCCCCCAGAAACATAAAACTTATTAGATAAAGCTGTTGAACCATTAAAGATACCAACATTACCGCTTACATCTATATTAAAAACTCCAGTAGTTGTAGTTCCGCCATCTTGAGAAGCTTCAATATAAAAATCTGTATCACTAGCTTTTTTAGTAAACTTCCATAAAACGCTAGTGTCTTTTAAAGAATAAGACGCTTGTCTTGAAGATGAACCAGCGGTTACTCTTACTTGAGCCACATTTGTAGAAAGAAAAGAATCGCCTACTTCTAATGCTACGTCTGGAGAGTTGTTATCTACTCCCACTAATCCATTGTCACTAACAAAAAGACCACTTGGTTTAGTTTTTCCTACTATTTTTATACCATTTGTCGTTCTAGCGGTTAATCCAGTAAATGACTTTTGAAGCTCATTCAATGACAATTGATCTGTTTCTGTTGTTGTGGCGACAGCAAAAACAAAATTATCTGTTATTGTCGAACTTGTTATTGCTGATAAGTCTGTAAATTTTGTTCCCATATTAGTTATTTAAATATGTTCTATACGATAGTTTTACACTCAATAAGTCATCTGCTGTCGAATTAATTTGCTCGGCTATTATTATAGCGTTAGAAGTGTTAAAATTAAAGATTGGTACAGAATCTTCTAATTTTCTATATACATCAAAAGATTCATTAGTATCACTAGTTACTAATTCTAAGTCGTCAAAAGTAACTAAAAATTGATCAATCAATACAGTACCTCTAACATCTATAATAAAACTATTTAAACTTTCAGAACTTAGAATATCAAATATATTTTTAGTTTGATAATCGTCCACTTCTAATGTAAAAGATCCGCCGACTTCTATTGGAAAAATATTTTGAACTTCAATAGGATATTGAGCATTTGAAGCGCTTAATCCATAAATAGCATTTTTCTTACAAGTAAAATCAATACTAAAATCTTTTACTCTGTTAGTACTAGAATTATTACATGTTACTGATATATTTTTAACTTGCGGCACAAATGCTGCTGAAGATATATTATTTCCAGATGGATCAATAGATGGACCCATGTTTCCAAATATCTGAAAAGAAGATTGTATTTGAGGCACTTCTCCAACACTACATGATATTCCAAAAGAAGATAAATAACCATTTGTAAAACCAAAATTTTTACCTTGATATGTTAAACCTCCATTTATAAATGAAGCTGTATAATTATCTCTATCTCCAGTTAAACCAAATACAGGATCATTATTAACAAGATATCTTGTTATAGAAACCGAAGCTGATGGAACTTGCGAAACCACTTGTTTGCAAAATCCTTTTCCTATAACATTAATAGGTACAGTTTCTACATTATAAGATCCATCAAAAGATACAACCCCAGATAAAGCAACACCATCCATGAATAGTGTATTTTCATAATTTGTAATCGCGCCTTTCATGTTTTAATTATCTTTGATTTATTTTCCCACCGTATCTTGTTTCGTCTGAAATTACGCCTTTAGCTATATCAGCAACACGCTTTGCCATTTGTTTAGAGAATGCAATGTCATTCTTTTCATAACTACTTGTATCAGAACCATAAGTAGCTTTACCAGATCTATCAATGTTGATAGAAATATTTGTAGCGTTGTTATTAGTGTTGTTATTTGTATTTGTAGCGTTCGAATTGCTATTATTAGATACTGCGCCAGCATTCATGGCATTCATTTCGCCCAATCCATATTTTCTAACTGCCGCATTATTCATTACATATTCGCCGCCAGTTAATAAAGCTGGAATAGTATCTGATAATCTTGATCCATAAGGAACAAATCCGCCACTATTAAATCCTATTAAACCACCAGTTTGTCTTCCTCTTCTTACGTTTGCGCCAGTCGTACTTATTCCAGTTGAAAATACACTACCAAAAAGCCCAGAACCCGCCGTTTTTTGTGCCGCGCTAAATCCTTGTTGACTTAAAACATTTGTAAGTTGCGCGTTTCCATTGAATTTTCCAAATCCACCAGATATTTTTAATGGATTCACTCCACTTTGAAATTGATTCATCATATTTAATGAACTCAAAGATTGTCCTTTAATTAAGACATCAGCAGGATTATTTTTTGCGAATTCGCTAAAAGCTTTTCCTCCAGCTTTTTGCGCTTCTGTAAATGCTGCTTTTGTTGTTGCCGAAGCCGCAGTATTTACAGACACTTCTCCAGCTTTTGATGCTGCCGCTAGTCCTTTGCTGGCTGTAGCGGCGGAAGACAAACCACTCAATCCGACACCTAAAGCAATGCTTCCAACAGCACCAACTATGCTACTAATTAATTGAGCGTTTTTTTGATCTTTCTCAAACTTTTTTTGAACTCTTTCTTGTTCATCTGCAATTGACTTTTCACGCATTTTCTTGAAATAGTCAGATTCAGCGTATGCGTATGCTGTATAATCAGATTCATTTATTTTACCAATGTTAGTTGAACCGCTCATTAAATTGCCAGTATAATCATATTCTCCTTTTTTATTGTTACCCATTTCTGCAAACAAATCTACTGATCCTCCACCTTGCATCTTTTTACCAAATCTTGGGGCCATGTCATAATTCATTTTATCCAAGTTATTAACGCCACCAAAAGCTTTTACAGCTTCTCTATTTAATACATATTCACCATCTTCTAACATTGCGGGATTTTTATCACCAGTACGACCACCACTGATATACATACCATTTTGCGCATGTATTACGCCACCAGTTTGGCGACCAATTTTGCTAGAAGTCACAGAGCCTCCAGTTTGACCGAATAAACTAGTTAATGAACTTCCAACCATTTTACCAATTGCTGCTCTCATAACGGCTTGCATAATTTCTTGTCCGAAATTAATAGCCATATCTTTAAATGCATCACCAATAGATTTGGTTCCTTTAGCCACCTCCATTAATGCATTGGTCATACCATCAGCAAATCTTTCAGGAGTTCTTTCTACTAAATCTTCTATCATTCTGTCAGAAGCGGCGCTCATTCCAGAATATCCTTTTTTAAATCTTTCTGTTAGAATATGGCTTTGTTGTTCAAGGATTTGTTTGCGCCTTAATTCTTCATCTATATTTTCTCTGGTAATAGCTAAAGATGTTTTTTTGTTTATTATTTCTGCTTTATAACGATCTACTATACCTTTTGCAACTACATCTCCATTTTTTGCATACTCTGCTGACATTTCAGTTAAAGTGTCTAACTGATCTTTTTGACTCATTAATAGTTTTCCATCTGCTCCTTTTTCATTAAAACCCGCAGCATCTAACTTACCAATAACGTTTGCGGATGTTTTTGATTGTTGAGTGCGTTGATAAGCTTCAAATTGAGCTAATTTTTTTGGAGAATAAGATCTGGCTTGATCTATTTGATCCAATTGTTTTTGTTGCTGATCGTCTGGATTAAAGCCTGAAGCGGAAAGAATTTCCTGTTCGTTTTTGAACAAGTCCTTTTCTCCTTTTCCTATATAAGAATTGCTTTGCATTTCTGCGATAGCACCCGCACCTCCTAAATCTTGTTGCAATAAATTTCCCATATAATCTGTTATAGCTTTAGTAAGATCATACAAAGCACTTGTATTTTCTTGTTCAGCAGCCATTTGCAATACTCTTTGTTGGATTTCTGCGCTTATGGCTGCATCTTCTTCAGCTCTTTGAGTTTTTAAAATTTGACTTTCTATAGCTATTTTTCTACCAGTCACTTCTTTTGCGCTCGATCCATAATCAAGTCTTGGATCAGCTAAATCTCCTTGGAGAGTATTGATTTTTGCATTTGATTTCGCCTTAGATATTTCAAGATTATTACTTATTGCGGCAGAAACATTTTTCATGTTTTCTAAACGCATTAAGTTTTGTTTATCAACTGCGGCTTTTTGAACCGCCATCTCTTCATTGGCTTTTATGCTTACCGCAGTTAGTTGTTTGTTTATTTCTGCTTCTTTTTTAGCATTGGCTTGTTTTTGTTCAAACAATACTTTTTCATTTGCAGCGATATCTAGAACGTTTTGCATCTCTGTCATTTTATTTTTATTCGCAAATAAAGCTGTTTGATTTTGTAGGTCTATTATATTTTGTTGAGCAACTTTTAATTTATTATATTGATCGCCAGCGGTTTCGCCTGTTTTTGCTAAATCTTCTAATTGTTTACTAAGGATTTTTAATTTATCCTCCATATTGGTCTCGGCTAAATCTGTTATTCCTACAGCTTTAGCAGCGGTATCGGCTTTATTGAAAGTTTCAGTTTGAAACTGTGTTGCTAAAGATTGAGCGCTTCCAGAAAATTTACCCTGTTTAATTTGAGGCAACACATTATTTTGGAAAAATTCAGCCGAAGCTTGAGACGGTAAAAATGAAGATTTAAATTTTCCCATTAAAGTTTCAGAACTTTTATCTAAAAAATTAGCTCTTTCATTGTCTTGTTCTGCAATGGCTTTGTTGTAATCTTGTTGAGATTTTTGTAATAGCATCTCAGCTTTTTGACCAGCAGTTGCAGCGGTAAAATCAAATTTTCTAGCGTCTGGAAGATTATTAGATATAAAAGAATTTAAACTATCTTGAAAATTCATTGAAAAATCAAGAACGGCAGATTGTATTCTTCTTGAACCGGAATTTTTTTCAAAACTTAAAGCTACATCAAATGCCGACTTAGCAATGATTTTCTCCATATCTAAGAAGATTTGATTAAAAGATCTTGTTGCAGCTTGTTTGAAAAGAACGGCGGCTTTATTAGCGCCTGAAACTATATTAGTTTTTTCTAAGATCTTTATGACTTCTTCAAAATTACCATTCAAAAGATTTTCAACTAAAGAATTTATTTTTGATTCTCTTTCTGGTTCATTTTGCGGAACTTGACTTTCAGCAAATTTTTTTAATATTGGAGTTTTTGTTTTTTGTTTTCCATATTTAGATAAAGAAGCTAATGGAGAAAATGAAAACATGTTTGGATTTTTAGCAGTCTCTTCATCAGCTTGTTTTAAAGCTAATTTTGCACTTCCTATAAATTCTAAAGTTTTTTCACTGCCAAGTCCTAAAGAAAGAGCAGAAGCTCTTTCTTCTGGTTTCAAATTTGCTCCATACAAACCAGTTTGTTTAGCAGACTCTTTTGTTACTTGATTAGTATATTCTTGCAATTGTTTAGACATAGCTGCCACATCACCTCCAGTAGCATTAAATATCTCTTGTAATTTAACATCTTTAATTTCATTAAAATTATCAGATAATTTTTTAGTAGCAATTTCGATATCAGAAGATGACACTCCAGATGAAATCATTTGAGTCAAAGATTTTTGAGCCTCAATGTAAGATGATGCAGCGGATATACTAACTTGTGCCTTTTGAGCTTGCTCTTGATTTAATTGACTTAACTCTTCAGCAGTTAATGTGGCGGCGCTTAAAGCTGAAGTTAAACCAACTAAACCTCCTATAGCTCCTCCAATAATTGCTCCAGGCAAACCAAATGAAGCGCCAATACCAGCGCCTGTAGATATGGAACTCAAACCAGTACTTAGTCCTGATTGGACTTGACGTTCTGTAGCAGACATGTCAGTTCTTTTTTTATTACCAAAAACAACTTGTTCAGCCAATCCAGCAATCATTGGTCCAGCAATAGCTATAGCTGTACTAGCTTTCTTCAAACCTTCTGAAAATTCTTCAAATCTTGAAGCTACTACTGGTGGTACTGGTGGTACTGGTGGTACTGGTGGCACTGGTGGTACTGGTGGCACTGGTGGTACTGGTGGCACTGGTGGTACTGGTGGTACTGGCCGTGCCGCTCTTGCAGCTCTTTGAGCTTGTACGTTTTGCCTTGTAGAATCGGCAAGAGCCTTATTAGTCTCTGTTATAATTTCATTAGACTGAGTAGAACCATACAGCGAAACAGCTTGACGCTTAATAGAATCTTTCAAAGCCATCATCTGAGCAGCAGTCAAGCTTGTATCACTTGTTAATCTCTGTAATTCTCTATTTAAGTTATCAAATATTTGTTTTTCTGCATCTTTTAGGCTTCCATACCCTGAACCAGTAAATGCAGCATTTGGATCAACTGTTGCAAAATTCGGAACATATCCTCTATTCATCAATCCAGCATGCTTCTGCCCTCTCATTGAATCACTCAAAGCATTACTTAAACCACCATGATCGGCAATTGCGGAACTAAATGTTGGCTGACTCTTGTTTCTAATGTGTGGGAAAGGCTTATTATCAAATACGGCTTTTTCTCCGCTCATGCTTTCTTCTAAGCCCATTACTGCTTGTTTATACGCAAAGTTGGGAATAAAACCGCCATACTTACTATCTATATTTCGAACATTAGAAACACCAGCCAAATCAGATCTTAAAGCTGCATAATTAACCCCTTCTCCTACCTGTTCCGCTCTTTTACGATAAGGACTTAATCTCATTTCTGTACCAACATAATTATTTTTAATCAAAAAATCTTCGTAAGCTTTTCTCAATAAACTAGTTCTTATTTTAATTTCTTCCTTATCTACGAACTTACCAGATTCAGAATAATTTTTAAGAAAATCCCAAGAAGGTTTTGTTTCAGGATTTTTAGACCAAAAACCTCCAATAACTTTATAGAGTCTATCATAATTAACTCTTTTCATTTTACCAGAAATTTCACCAGTAAAAACAGCTTCACGATCTGGAACGTATCTTGAATTTCCAAAAGCCTCACTCATCATTCCCTTTTCAAGTCCCAATGAAGCGGTTTTCCCTCCACTAGATAATTTTAAAGCTGCTGTTTTAGCTTGATTTTCAGCGCTTTTATTAACGTCTCCATATATTTTAGGATTAAGAAAGGAAGGGTCTGCAATAAAAGCGTTAGGGCCTAGTATGGCCGCAATCATATTATTCCAAGCTTCTTCTAACATAGAACCACTCAATTTTTGACCGGGTATTCTAGCAACAGTACCACTTAATCCAGTTCCTCCTTCAGGAAATAATTTTGAACCTGTTTGTGTTCTAAAGAATTTTATTACATCTGAAAAATTAGGAATAAAACCAGAAGCTAAATTTGGCAAAGATCCGGGAACAAAATCTGGCAATCTTGCCCTTAAAGCATTCAAGAAAGCTCCTGCTCTTGCTCCTCTATTTTGTCTAGAAACAAAACCTTGTTGACCTCTAACAGGAATACCAGCTACAGCATTTGGATTCTCAAGACTAGAGAAGAATGCTCCAGAATCACGATTCAAAGAAGATAGTCTTTCCAAAGTTCCTGCGCTTGCCATTTCGGGGTCGAAGTATTTGTCAGCGAGCCAATCTCTTAACTTGGGAGAAA